AATGACTGAGGTCAAAAACCTCACGAACTTCGCCATTCAGTCTTCGTCTGACACTGAAGACGTGAAGACCTACGACTATGACACCAGCGGCACAGGTGGATGGTCCAACACCGTGGTAACTGGCAACAGCTACACGGTGGACTGCACGCTCAACATTGACATGTCTGATGCGGGCTACCTGATTTTGAAACAGGCAGCGCTTGATTCGGCAACAGGAGCCACCGTTGAGTGGTATCGCGAGTCACCGACGACTGCCGGTGATTGCGAGAATCCTGGAACTTCCGTTAGTGGAGAAACGCACGCTGGCGTTGCCTACGTGACCAACTTCTCTGAAGACATTCAGGCGGGCAACGTGGCTGCCGTGACCTTCACGCTGACGGGCATTGGCGCTTACGTCTGGACTAAGGCCGCTACTTCTTAGTCCCTTTGTTTTGTTTGAGCCATTTGGCGATATATGCCCTCATGGGCAGTTCGTCTAAAGAGGCTTTAACCCAGTTGCGCGGGACATGGCCAGAGCCTGTCCCGTATAAAACTGCCTGGGCGTATGGGGCATCCCAAACCCACCGGCGCATTGCGTAGTTAGCGCCAAGCCCGCCTTTGGTTGGGCCAATCTTGGAATTCAGCAACCTGCCCGTGTCGATAATGTCGCGGGTTGTTTCTGCCCACTGTCCGTTGCGTCGAAGTGTTCGGCGGGGCCAATTCCATTTTTCGTCAGTGAATTGACGATCAAGGATCACGTCAAGTTCTTTGGCGTAAGCGTCTAAAGCCTCTTGGGCGCGGTTGCCTATCTTTGCGCGATTGATTTTCACCTTGCGCTTTCCTCTGCGTCTTGCCATTAATCGACCCCCAGGTAGTCAGACGCGATGAGACGGACCTTGTGGCCCAATACGTTCATCAGTGTTTCCCCTAGTAAGCCTGTAGAGCCGTAGACAAAGCGGCAATCCTGGACGGTGCATTCATGCGGCGGTTCACCCGCGAAGGTCAGCGTGGCCTTAGTGCCGGCCCTGATGCGCGTGTCGAGTTGGGTGGGGGTGATGCAATAACCCTCGTAGGCGGCCACCTCTTGATCAACGCCCGGCAGTTCCCTGGCATAGCTGTTGCTGCCACTCATGGCCCCTGGGCTAGTCGATGCCCCACGGCGCAAGTAAAGCCGATAACTCAGCGTTTCGTTGACCGGCACGATGTTGCCCGTCTCTGGATCTTCCTGAACGTCAGCAGTGGGAACCTCGAACACTGCCACCGAATTTTCTAGCGATAGCAGCGCACTGACCACGGCTTCTGATCCTTTCTCTAGGTTGCCTGAAACGGCGGCAAGCTAGACCAGAAGCGGAAAGTCAGTGGACGCGGGGTCGGTCGAACTAGAGCTAATTCTGACCGGGCTAAGCCAAGTCAAAAAAGACTTGGACAAATTCGAGCGCAACGCAAAGAAGTCTGCAGCCGAAGCAGAGAAAGGCTGGAAAAAACTAAAAAGAACAGTTGATGGCTTTGGTCGGTCAGTTGTAGGTATTGCTGCCGCTTTAGGCGCTGGCGCGTTTTTCAAAGCTGCCATTACTGAAGCGCTCGACTTTGACCGCGCTGTTACCAAGCTGAATGCAACGCTTGGCAAGGGTGGAACGCAAGTTATTTTGTCGCAGCTCAGGCGAACGTCTGAGGAATACGGCGTCAGCCTGAAAGGTCTGACAGACAACTTTGGTTCATTTACCGCTGCAGCTACACGGGCCAATATCCCAATCGCTCAGCAGTTGGGACTGTTTGAGCAAATCACCAAGTCCAGCGTTGCGTTGGGCCTAGGCAATAACGACCTCAAGCTGATTTTTAACGCCTTGTCGCAGACAGCATCTAAGGGTGTTGTGTCGATGGAAGAACTGCGGCAGCAGTTGGGTGAGCGCTTGCCGACGGCCTTGGCTGCCTTGTCCCTTGGCTTAGGCAAGACACAGAAAGAAGTCATTGACCTTGTCTCGTCCGGCAGTTTGAGTGCGCGGGACTTTGTGCCAGCACTGACGACAGGCTTGGCGCAGCTAGGCGAAGACGTTGATTTGTCTGGGGCTGCGGCTGACTTCAGAAAATTCCAGGCGCAGCTTGAGGAGTTCATGCGTCAGCTAGGCGACGTGTTGCTACCTGGCGTTATCAATGCGCTGAACATTCTTACGAAGACAATGTCAAATGCCAATCTTGGCAATTTGGCAGAAGAGGTTTACGACATCCCGATTAACACTTTCGGCGGTGAAGCCAATAAGGAGTTTGTTAAAGGGTTAGAAGACATCCGCATTGAGGCGGGTTTAACAGAAAAAGAGATGAAAAAGCTGTGGAATGCAGCTTTGAACCAAGCAAACGGCAGCACTACCTCTTCATTGTTTGGAACGTCTAGCGCGATTGGCAACGAAGAAAAGTCGATGAAGGCGTTGCTGGAAGTAATCAAGGAATATCGAAAAGAGAAAGAAAACCCAATCAAGCAAAAAGATGCACGAATCGAAGAGGCCAATCGCCTGCTGAAGCTGGAAGAGGACAGGGTTAAGGCGCTTGCTGCATCAAACGAAGAGGCAAAGCGGGCTGAGGCGTTAGCGCTACAGCAGGCCAAAGTTCTGTATGGCCCCCAGACGCAGGCGATCATTGCGTCACAAATCAAACTTGCCCAAGCGCAGCGTGAGGCTGCGATGTTCAAAGACACGACAACAGCTAAGGCTCAGGATGCTGCCAGCGCTCAGTTAGTAGCCGCAGAAGAGGCAGCGCAAACAATCAAAGAGGCTTACAAGGAAGCGCGGAACACGGCCATCGAGGCAGCTGATGCGTTGGGTGAGGCCCGCAGCACTCGCGCCAAGCAACTGTTCGACAAGGATTCAGGCATCAACCAATTCCTTAGTGGTGGGGCCTTAGGCGCTCGCCGCAAGGAAGGCATACAGCTGCAGAAGAATGAGGCCGGCAGGCTGAAGCGTGAACTGGTCAAGTCTTTTGCTGCCGCCGGGAATTTTGCTGCGGCCCGTCAAATTGGCGCCCAGCGGTTTGGCAGTTTCGATGAACGGCAGAAATTTATCGACGCTGCCCGTGAAGAGCTGTACGGCCAGAAGGCACTAATCAACGCCAACGAAAAGCTGGAAAAAGCGTTGTCTGACCTCAACACGACCATCATCAAGGGTTTCGATGGCGGCAGCGCTGCACAGAAAGAGGATTACAGAGCGCTGAAGGACTCCATCGACAGCTTGGTGCAAAAGGACTGGACCGTGGGCGTTGAAGCCCGTCTAGAGGCGGATGGGTCCATCTCTGTTCAAAACGCCCTTAGCTGACCATGGATTGCGACCTGATTAACGCGTTGTCTGTTGGCTCTTGGAGCTACACGGCAGGCCTGTGGACCGCTTACCCGATGGTCTACAAGGAAAAGGAAACCGAGCTTGGCTTAACAGCTGAGGGTTTGAACGTATCGGTGCTGTGCACTTCAGAAGAATGGGCAGCCATTCGTTCTGAGTACGAAAGCTGGCGTGAGGCCCGGCTACAAGATGAGGTCTACAACGAGGATGAAGAGGCCACAATCCGCGAGATTGTTGGCTCAACGGTGTCGGTTAGCGCCCAGGCCCGTGGAGTGCAGTGGTCTGGCCGTGAGTGCTATTTCCTTGCTGCACCGCAGGCTGAAGACTTTGGCATGTATCTGCAAGTCACATTTGAGCTTGTTGATGCTGAGCAATGGGTTGCGATCTACAACCGTGAACAAGAAATCTCAAACGCCGATCAAGTTGTCTATTGCGGCACCTTCGTCTTGTGGGGAACAACGCTGAACCTGCGCAAACCGCCGGAGTCCTATCAAGACATGCCATCACTGACCCTTTCGGCGGGAGGCAAGAGTTTCACCACTGGGCCACGGGTGCCAACAGAAACACGGGTGTTGGAGGGCGACACAGACAAGACCGGCTGGGACAGCATCCACAGCAATTGCAAAAGCAAAGCCAGCGCTGTGCCAAGCAGCGATTGGTTCCCTGTCACGGCGCCCACAGCAAGCGTGACAAAGCGAGTTGAAGCCGGAATACGCAATGACCTCTACACCGTTTCTATCACCGTCGCCAAACCGCAAACCTGATGGCTGCTATTGATTCCCGCGCAACGATCACCTGCAACCTGGGCGAGGTCATCACTGGTGGCGTTAGCGACAGCTACATACAAGGCAGCGGGCTGGTGTTTACCCGTGGCCAGCTGACGCTAGAGGGCGTTTCAACGCCGCCGATTGGCAGTGAGGTGACGATTAACTATGCGATGAACAGCGGCTCGCGAGGGCAAATTCCACGCAGCCTGGTTGTGCTTTCGGCGTTTGCTGATCCATTCAGGCAAACCACTGAGGTGTCAGTTGGTTGCTTGCTGACTTACTTAAGCGACGTGCAGCCTGTCCCGAACCTGGAAGACGGCCGGGCTGCGTATCTCAACCCACGACAACTCGAATGCCTTAACGGCCTGCCCAAGTCGGCGTTTGTGCCGCCAATTTTTGCTGATGACGTTTACCGATACTGCACCGACAAGCTTGGCATTGGCACAGGTGGCGTAACCCTGGACGGGGCTTACATGATGGATGAGTACGACCTGTCGCAGGGCTACGTCTCAGCCATCAACAACCTGCTGCTGAGCGAAGGCTATGTCGGGTTTATGGATGGCACCCGCTTTAATGTCATCAAGCTGGCCAACCGCCCGTTAGGTATCCGCTCGCTGTCAGACAGGAACATCATTGATGTGTCTGGCGTTAACAATGGCGAGCTGCCTGCCTCGATTGTCATTGTCCCCTACGTGGACAAAAAGCTCGAAAGATACGAGCCAGATGACGCGCAGTGGGAGGAAGTCACAACGGTTGGCGATCTTGAGTCTGTAACGCTGAAGTACAACTCAGGGACCACAACGGTCACCCATCGCCCGACGACCACCACAAGAACGGAATACGGCCCGCCGATTGATCTGACCGATCAATGCGAACTGTTGGATGGTGGTTACGGCAACTTGTCAGACACTGTCGTCAAGACAACAACGCGCCGCAGCACAGTCATGGGCTTTGCGGCTGGTGGCTATGTGACAGCGCTGCTAGATGCAGGCAAGTCAGTCAATCCATCGCTGGGCGGCGACGTGGTGGAAGTGACCAGCTACGAGTTTGATGAAAAAGACCGCCCTAAGCGGACGATCACGGAGATCTACGAGCCCTTCTTTGTGTATGCAGGCCGGATGAGCCTGGAATGGGTGTTCGATGACTCGCACGTCGTTTTCGGGAACGAGTCGTTGCTCGTTGAGCGGACTGTTGAAGAGTTCACCTATGCCGGGGAGCTGAGCATTCCTGAGGGGTTCAAGCCTGGCCAAGACGTGTCGGAGCCAGTGGTTTACCAGCGCACCAGCCGCTACACGTATCAAGCCTGGGGCAAGACGCAGGGCGGTTCACAGGGTCCCGCAGAGTCAACAACGCTCGAAGCGTTCACCAGTGCGAGCGAGGTCATCAGCTTTGTCTTTGGAAGCCTTGGCCTTGTCCTGACTGATTCAGAGGTGACGGCTAACAAGGTCTTTGGCCCTAAGGGTCAACAGCGGCCCGGGGAAGTTGATCGTGCGGTCGAACAGGGCACGCTTGACGGGCAAGGGCGTGAAATCAAGTACGTCGAGATTCAGTTTTCAAACGACGGAGACCAAAGCCGGGTTGTGCAATACAGCCCGCCGCATTTGACAGAAGACTATTTCACGTCAACTGGCGCCGTGGTGAGCGTCAACGCCCCGGCCGTGTCAATGAACTTTGGGCGCGTGCAGCATCGCTTGGCCGTTGGCAACCGGCTTGGAATGAACATCACCAGCACGCCGGAGAACTTGGCTGTGCCGCCCTACACCGGCTTGAGGGTGTCTGCTGCGGGCTATTCCGGGGAGTACGCGACAAATGGCCTGAACTTCAGCTTTGGTCGTGATGGAATCGTGGCCAGCGTTGATGCTCTGTACGTCGGCGCCAATGGAATTGACAGCGTACGAACCAAAGCCAAAAACCTGGGGGCGCCTTGGTTTTATCTGCCAGCGGGCTACGACCCGACCAACTTGCCGGCCACTGGCGAAGGACAGCTGATCCCACCATTTTCTGAACGCATCAACACGGATGCTGGGATTGCCCTTGGGGTGAGGGTTACGTCACAGCAAGCTGAGGTGCTGGTGCCCAAGACCATCGGCATTGGGGTGGCCTTGGGTGTTGATGGCACCAACGGCAACTACAAACAGCAGGCCCACGTTGGCGTTGCTGTTGGGATTGAAGTCAACAGTTCCTTGGCCCTTGAGAACACGGTGGCCGTTGGCGTGCGACTGGGCGTTGATGTCGTCCCTGTTCAGTCGTCAGCGCCTGTGGGCGTTGGCGTGGCGCTTGGAGTCAACATCGGCCCTGTCCCCAACGTCACAGCTCTGCTGATGCACTTTGATGACCCTGGCGCTGACGGTTCAGCTGAAGAGACCTGGACCGATAGCTCGCCAAATGGCATCACGATGACCAACACCAATGTCGGCAGTTACAGCTCAGCGGTGTACGAAAGCGACGCTGAGTACACGTCAAGGTTCGGGGCGGGTTACGCATACTTCTCGTCAGGGGCTGGCTATTACGACGACACACAGCGCGGCGGCGTTATTTCATCGCGCACAACAGCGCTGCAACTGAGCGATGAGTGGACAATTGAGTTCTGGCTGCGCTTGAACAGCGTTGATTTGCCAGAAACCAAGCCAGCCTTTGATTGGGTGTTGCTTGGTATGGATAGTGCCGCGTGGGGCTATTCAATCCAGTTCAAGGTGGCATTTGATTCGAATGTCACGCCATCGCTTGCTGGGCAGGTTTGGAGAGCAGACAACGATTTCGCTGCTCAACCTTTAAGTGGCAGCACGATCCCCCTCGACACTTGGATTCATTGCGCAATCTGCAAAACCCCTAATGGCGCTGCGTTGTTCCAAGACGGAACTCGCACGGCATTGTTCAGTTGGGAGAATCTTGCTGTTCGTGATGTTGACCGCCTGGGCATTGGCGGAGAAATGGACAACCTCGGTCAGTTCACGTCCAGGTATGGCGTGTTTGACATGGATGAACTGCGAGTGCTGAGCAACAAGGCGGTTTATGACTTAAGCGCTGATAACTACCTTGTCCCAACAGGACCATTTAGCAGCTGAGGCAAGCTAGGCCAATGCTTTAGCTGCCGTGGCACTTACCGCAACGCTGTCCAGTCAAGAGTTTGCCCGGATTTCAGCATTGGCTTATGAGGGTTTGGCCTGTCGCGTCAGCCTGCACGTCAACAGTGGGGCATTGACCGCAGAAAGCACAATCACTGACTGGGATGCGGTGAAGCTGCCTACGGCTAACGGTTATGCAGACTTCACGGTTGCAAGCCTGCCAGGCGGTGGCCTTGATCCTGGTTCTGATGACCGCTGGGAGATTGGTGGGACTCCTGGGGCTAACACTTATATCGAGGCCGCTTTTACAGCTGAGGGCGCAGGGTTCTCGTTTGACACCGTGATGATTCAAGTCGGTAGCGCCACTTACCCGCATTCGATTTTGGTTGAAGCTCCCAGCGTGACGGTGGCAGCAGGCCAAACGCAGACCTATCGCATTCAGTTGTTGATCGACAAGATCTGATTGATGGCGACTCAAATCACCGTTGCCGTTAGCGCTAACGGGGAGGTTTTGGCCTCGCAAGCCATGCGTGATGGTGCGCGTGCAGATCGCCTGGACAGCGAAGCAACGGTCAAGCAAGCCAAAAAGGCGGCAGTTGAAGCGTTAGATGATGAAACCAACGGCCGCAACAACAAGCTGGGCAAGTATGAGCCAAGCCGTGACCCGGCAGCCTTTGCAAGGAAAGGGAAGCTTTACGGTCAGTTTTCAGCAATCAACCTGACGTTTTTCCACTATCCGCTAAGGGGTACATGGAGATCAGCGCGTGACGCTGGTTACATGACCCTTAATGTGCGCGGCATTACGCAGGAAGGCTCGCTTAAGGGGCCCACAGCGATTGAGCTGACACGCAATATCAACACAGAAATGTTCGTTGTTGACGCGCCAGCTGGTTACGTCAATGAACAACTGCTATTTGGATCACCGCAAGGCAGCAACGGTTTTACGCCTTGGCCTGAAAATGGTGTCGCGCCTGTAACTCAAGTTTGGGGCCAGGAAGGGTTTAACAGATATGCCGTAATGGCTGGATCCATTCGTCCTTCTGACGGGTATTTCATGGAACCGTTCTCGCTTGAGTACACAGAGCTTTCAGCGAGAGTAATGCCCGCGATTGATGGCATCTCCTCCTATCAAATTTATGAGGATGTCTGGGCGCCTTACGAAGGGTCAGATTATCCGGGGAACAATGACGCCTACAACCCCAACATTCGAGCCAACGGCAGAAGCGAAGTCGACGTCCAGATCACTGGTCTGACTGATTTTGAGAAAGACCCGGTTCACGAGTTTTTCATGCTGCCGTTTAACGGTGAAACCACTTTTTTGGTTGTGATCTTCACTGATTACATGATTGCCACAGGGTCTTGGCTGCAGAGCACGGCAATAGTTAGTTCAGAACTTTTTGCTCAGTGGCCCAACGAATCTGGAAACCCATCGACCAATGAAGTGACGTATGAGCGGTATAGGCCAAACTATTTGTTGCCTGACGGCTACACGTTCCCTGATTTCAATTTGGCGACAGGTGAGCTGACAGACGGAATTGACAGGCCCACTCCAAAAATCACAGAAGAGGGAGCCAACAAGATTCAGACAGTCAGGCTTTACAAAATGACTGACGGCGTGATTAGTGAGGTGCAAAACGTGCCGGAACAGCTGCGCGAGGCTGCTGGCAACCTTTCGACAAACCTGAAAGACTTCTCTCTTTCTCAAAGCCGTCAGTACCCAGCCAGGCGCAAGTACGCCTCAGAAAAAATACGGGCCATTTGGTCTGGATCAGGTCTTGTGCCTGAGCAACTTGATGGGCCTGATCTCAGCAGTTGGCACGTCATCGATCAGTCCTGCCAAATCATGCTTGACTCCTCGCTGAAGACAAGAGTTGGGGCCCGTCGCGCATACCTCGGGGTTGAGACGCGCCAGCGTTCAATCACCAAGGGCTATGGCATTGGCAAGCTGTCAACGACCAACCACTTCGACACGCCTTATATCGACTCGACAGCGCAGGGGTTTTGGGATGACAGGTATTTCACCCCGATGATTTACAGCTACCTCAAAGGGTCTGCACGGCCCGGCATGACCTACGCGCAGGCAGCGCAAGGAATGCCGATTGATCCTGATACAGGCGCTCCATTTGAACTGAACACGTTTGTTGACCATGACGGCTTTGGCAACATCCGGTTCACCGACGTGCAACCAACAGCGCTTAACGCTGCTGAATTGATTGACAGCAATTGGCAGCCTGAGCCTATTTTCAACCTGTCAACACACCAATGCTGGAACTGGAACCGGCCTGATCTGTGCTGGGATGAATTGAACAGCCTAGGTTTTACCAGTGACCTAATCGGTTTTCGACCAAGTAAGCCATGAATGACAGGCAACTGCTGCAACAGGTTCAGGCACAGCAACAGGCAGCGCGTGCAATCCGCCTGCAAAGTGAAAAGCGCAAGCGGGAAGTTCGACAAACTCTTAGTACGATGATTAACAAACGCGACACGATGTATGACTAGCCTTCCGTTCATTCAGCCGCCTGCAACGCCTCAAATGCGTCGTTGCGGCAATGAGCAAACAGGCATCCTGGAGTTTCCAATCCTGGGTGGTCTGACGGTTGGTGAGTCGCAAATCATTAGTCAGATGTCTGGCTCCCAGGAATCAAGCTTGGCTGAAAGTGCCCGTTTGGCACAGCAGATTGCAAAGGTCGAAAAAATCAGTTTGGCTGAAGCGTTTGGCGTGATCGAGAAGTCGCTGTCTGGAACGCTTGACGACCCAAAGCAAATGGAGTTGGTTGAACGCCATCAGGGCGTCATTGATCAGTTGCGCGTGTTCTTTGCGCAGCAAGGCAGCAAAACGCAGACAGCAACAGTGACAGCACTAATTCGCTGCCGGCTGAACTTGCCTGATTGGGATGACTTGGCCCACTTGCCGCAGGCTTTGTTTGACGACATTTGGGAGTTCGCACAAAGCGAACAAGCCCAGGAGGAACAAGAACCGGCGACACCTCCTACTGAGGAAGAGCTGGGAAAGCCGCAAGGGGCGAGCAAGAACGGCAAACAGTTGACTACGACGGCATCTGTTGGGAGCTAATCCACGCTTTCCCCACTGAGTTCAGCAGTCGCTCGTTTAAGTGGGAGCTGCGGGTCAAGGTGATGAAGGCGTATAAGCATTTGCAGCGCATTAAGCGTGAGCAGCTGGCAATGCTGGAGCTGCCGATTGCCCAGCTTGCAAGCCTCACAGCCAACATCAACCGAGACACCAAGCGATCACCCAAGCCATTCACGCTTGAGGATTTCGCGCTGTTTTACCAGCGGGACAAGACTGAGGGCTTCCCGGCCCAGGCAGCTCTGGTTGCCTTGGCATTGCGCCGTGAACAGCGTTTGCCAAGTGTCTTGGTAGGCGTATGGCCACAGCTGTTAGAAGCGGCCAAGGCAGGCGCAGAACTGCCGCAGACGCGGGCGTTAATCAGTGATGACAACAGCGTGGCGTTGCTTGCGCCCAAACCTGAAGGCAAGCATTGGCGTGGATTGCTTGCGGTGACGCAGTACCCGCCCAAGGGGGAGATCGTGCTGCGTGATCTAGACCGCCCCTTGTTGACCTATCCCGTGCGTCTAGGGGCTACAGAGCACAGCTCGTTTGTCAGCAGCGGGGAGCTGGTTTTGGCAAGTTAGATCAATAGAGGAAACGCAGTGGCGCATACCGCAAAGGACATTCGCCGCACGCTGGAGATTTTGCTCAGAAATGAGCTAGGTGAGTACACGCTGGCCAATGGTGTCACTACACCAGCTATTGCTGTGCGTGCTCAAAGCGAGAGGCTGCCAACCGGCACAAAAGCAACAGGGCTAGAAGTCGTTGTTATTCGCTACCCAGAAGAAACTCCTATTCGCCAATACGTCAACGAGCCTCTTGATGCCATTTGGACTGTTTGGCTAGTTGGCTGGGATAACACTGCTGAGTTGCAAGGTGCCATGGAGCTTTTGCTGTTGGCATACCCTGGAGCCAATTTTCAGCAAATCACTGTTCCAAAGTCGTGGGGACCGACGAATCAAGTCAAGGCGACATTACGAATTCCTTGTGTTGCGTCAAGTGACTTTGAGGTCAAAGATGTTGATGGCGGGTATTTTCACCCTGTTTTAAGCGTTCCCGCTACCAAGTTTCAGGCCATTCTTGACGGTGGCAACTTTACGAATGGTGCCACTAAAGATGAGTGGCAAGGTGTCGTGAATCCGCCGGCAACCTAGAGAGCCCTGTATAGGGCCTTTGTTTGCCTGCATAGGTCATGTCTCAAGTTTTCAAAGTTAAAAACAGCGTTGAACCTGGCAAGGTTCCCACCGCTGATGACTTGGCGACTGCAGAGCTTGCAGTAAACCTAAAAGATCAAAAGCTGTATACAAAAGACGCTGACGGGAACGTGTTTGAGATTGGCGCTGCAAGCGGTGGATGCGACAACCCAATCAAACCGCCCGTTGTCCTTTCTCCTCATGGATGCAGTGGTTCAGGTGGATCAGTTAGCGGAGAAATCAAGCTTCTTTCTGGAAAAATTGCAGCCAGTGAGCCGATGGACGACGGTTCTACTCAGACTGTTGTCTTAGAAAATTTTGGTGCTGCTGATTCTATTCTTGGTTTAGGAACTTCAGTTCGCATAACTGACGGTTCAAAAGGTTCAGACGGCAGTTACGAAGATCTCAATTTTGGTCCAGTTTTGAACGCAGTGACTGCTGTTGAAGCTGTTGCATCTGGCACCAAGCTGACGTTTACCGGAACTGCTGCTGATGACAACAAGGATTTAAGGTTTGTCATGCCTGGAATGAGCATTGCAGGAGCAAAAACATCAGCGGAAGCTAAGTGGCAATGTATCTGCGGCGGGAACGGTCTTTGGGTTTTAGCTAGCAACCAGATAACTCACGTTCAGTGGGGAACTGATAGCGACAAGGACTGGTATCGAGGCAAGCCAGCATATCTTGTTCATAACGGGGAAAAACAAATGATGAATAGGCTAATGAAAGTAACCTATGGAGTTGGCGTAGACGGTGTCGGTAAATTTGTAGCCATCAACGGCTCTCTTATTTATTACTCAACAGATGGAGAACATTGGTATGAAGCGTTCCAAACAACCGGCGATCCTTTTGGCGATCTAATTTTCGACAATGGAATGTGGTGGGCAGCTAGAACCAACAGCGTCAATAACAAACAGTTTCGCTCCTATGACGGCACTACTTGGACAGACATTGGCTCAAACATAAGAGCCATGGCAATTGCTGCTTACAACGGAACCTATTACTACATCAATCATAATAACGCTGTCTTTCAATCAACAGATCAAGTTAACTGGTCAACTGCAAGTGGCAATTATTCAATAACACCAAAGCATGTGTATGCCGGTACAGATGAAACCGGCAGGGAACTGGTGTTTCTTACCTATGGCAACAAAAACATTATCTATCGGTACGCAGACACTTGGTCAACAGGAAATGCAGGCGATTGGGTGACTGTAAGTTCGTACGCACAAACCGATTATATGATCTTTAACCCAAGTACCAAGATGTGGGTGACGGCCAAAGGTTCTTTTTACGGCAAAAGCATTGGCGGGAAGAGCGGATGGTCTGGAATCTCTGATGTCCCGGAAAACTTCAAAGCAGGTGGAATGTGTTTTGGCAACGGTAAGCTTGCAATCTCTGGGTCGCTGGGCTCCGGCTCCAACTTGAAAGGGGGTGGAATTGCGCTATTTGACGAAGATGGAGTTTCTCCTGCGTGGGATCCTTCGGTAACTGACAAACCTTATTGTCCCCGCCCTGAATTCGTTGTAGAGGTTGACTTAGATACTAACTCTTTAGTAGTTGAAGATTATGAGGGCTCTAGTCCTGATCGTTTTCAAATTGGGGATACTTACGATCTCACTCCTTCAATTTACTATGGAACGATTTCTAGTAAAAACACAGCCGAAAATAAACTTTTAGTCCAGGGTCTTGCTTTCCAGCCTTGGCTCAATAACGATTGGCCTGATTCTGACAATCGTCTAGGCACTGATCTTTATCTTATCGCTTCTTCGAGCATGGAAAGTGTCCTTGAGCGTGGAATTGTTCCCCTTGAAAGCACTCCATTCAAGGCTAATCCTGAAGACACTTTGGCCAAGATTATTTGGGAAATTGACGGCGTTGAACATGACGCAGGTACTGCCAATCCTTACACCCCTGCCCAACTAGCCCCAGGGGGTCACACCGTTCGCGTCAAACATATCGGGACAACATCCGGTGAATCAGCTTGGTCCCCACCTGCCCAGTTTGTCACTGGTGGATCAACTGGGACATATGACGTCTCAATTGCTGAGGTCACCCGTGAAGTGATGAGGCAGATTGCGATCAGGAGGGCCGGCGTAGGCACCACAGACCTTGTTGAGGAGCTTGCTGATGAGGTCGCTGAAGACGAAGCCAACTAGCCCTAGCGACCTCCCGTCAAAAGCGGCGGGAGGTCATTGCCAGGCCGCTTAGGCGAGCTGCGTCAGGTCGATGGTTTCCGTTGCCAGAACATCTGCTGCAGCCCAATCAGCAACGCCTTCGCCGTTGTCCACGGCAAGGGTGACCGTGACTTGATCAAAGTCGAAGCTGCGGTCCACCACATAACCGCCGGCCATAAGGGTTTGCTCGCTCAGGCCTTCCCAATACTGGCCATTGGCCAGGCTGTCGCGGTTAGTCCATCTCTCGGTAGAGAACTTCCGGCCGTCTGTGGAGGTCTTGACCCCTTCCACCTGCATCATCAAACGGTCTCCGCCAGTAAAGCTGTCGTCAAAGGGAGAATCGAAGATGGTGAACTCGAAGCGATCAAAGCCAACTTCGTCATCCGATTGCTGAAGCGTAATGGTGAAGCCGTCAGGAAGTTCTGCGTTTGCAAGCACCTGACCGCCTCCGCCTAGCTGGCTTTCCCTGGCTTGAGGTGAAGTGAGCTGTGGGGAAAGCGAAAACGTTGTGTCAGCTGATTCAAGCTCAACAGACGAATTCACGGGCTCCAGGCCAATTTCAGGCTCAAGTGCGTCGAGTCTGCTTTGAGTGTTTGCCAACCTGTTACGTAGGCGGCTTAGTCGATATTCAACATCAGGCCTTGAGCCGGTATCCCTTGATTCCCAGAATGCAATTCGGTCTTGGATGCGTTCAAGTCGACCGGTGAGAATGTCAAAGGTTGCCATGAATATCAGACAAGGTGTTGCCCTTAAATCTTAGTCATGCTTGTTGAATAATATCCAGTCCCTGCATTTTGACGCATGTTTGTCCTGACGTTTATGCTGTCTTGATGTTTTCCCAGGCCGATGCTTGCCCTCTTTGCGCAGCCTCTCAGCGTCAAAAATTGATTTCTGAGTAGGGCCTTGCATGGGTCAAAGGTTCAGAGGTGCTTTGCCATAACCAGGGCTACGTATTCCAAAGTTCTGCTTCTGCTTCACGGCGTCGCCGCAATCCTGCTTCGAAGGCTGATCCTGGGTTGACGTAGAGGAGGAGGGCCGCTGGGACTTCACCCCAAGCCCTATCCCTAAGAACAGCGCTAATGGTGTTAAAACCAGGATTGCCAAAAAAGTGGGAGCCCAGGTTGTATCCGAAGCTTGTGAGGGCTGATTTTTGGTTGTCATTCATCTCGTCCCAGTAGGGAATGGTGTTGGTCAGAACCGTCCAAAAGTCTTTCTCAACCATTGCCTTCAACATCCGCTTGCCTTGTGGCTCAGTGATGGCTGAATCGTTCATCGATACCTTGCGGCCGTCTTCGTA